AGGTCATAGGACAAGCATTCAAATTAGTAGATGAGACAGGAGTTGTTATGATGGAAACAAACGAACAACCTGAGACTGTCGTTGAGTTAATAGAGGGTGTTCAATATGATCAAGCTCTGAAGAACAACCACTTTATTACCAACAAACAAAAAGGAACGGCTGAGCTTGAAAATCCGTTGGTTCTAATAGTAGAGTCAGTTATACCCAACGTGCGGAAGATTCAGTCAGTCCTTGAATTTATTATAAAAAGCGGTAGAAGCTTATTAATAATAGCAGATGTAGATCCTCAAGTAGCATCAGCATTAGCTATGAATAAAAGTAAAGGCAATATAAAAGTTAACATACTAGATGCTCCTATATATGGTATTAGCAAAAAAGATGTGTTAAATGATTTATGTGCAGTTACTGGCGCTACACTTATAAATGAAGACTTAGGTGACGATATGGATATTATACAGCCTGAGCATTTAGGTTCTTGTTTGAAATCCGTTACGAGTCATGAAGAGACTATATTGAAAGTTGATTTATCTGAAAACAAAGAAGTAAAAGAAACTATAAGTTTAATAGAAGATCAATTAAAAGAAACAAAAAATCCACATATTGTCATTAGACTAGAAAAAAGATTAGCTAAGTTAAAAGCTAAAGTTGCTACTGTCAAAGTTGGTGCAAATTCAGAAATAGAATTAAAAGAAAAAAGAGATAGAGTAGAAGACGCTATTTGTGCTACAAAAGCTGCGATTAAAGAAGGTATAGTACCAGGTGGTGGTATAGCTTTATTAAATGCTGCACAACATTTAGAACCTCAGTCAATGGGTGAAGAAGTACTTTACAGTGCTATCAAAGAGCCTTTTAAATTGATACTAAAAAATGCTGGTGTAGAAAATTATAAAACTCCAGAAGTAAAAGGTTTAGGACTAGATGTGGTTACAGGAAAGACGGTTGATATGGTAAAAGCCGGAATTATAGATCCTTTATTAGTTACTAAGAGTGCTTTAAAAAACGCAGCTTCAGTAGCTACTACTATACTTTCAACTGATTGTGTAATAAATAACATCAGGATATGAAGGCGGTAGGAAAGTTTATAGTAATAGATCCAATAAAAGAAACAGACGTAACTACAAAAGGTGGATTAATACTAGCTGAAAAGCAAAGAGAAGATGTTAGATATAGAAGAGCTAAGGTTTTAGAACCTGGCTCTGAAGTATCTGTATTAAAAAAAGGTGACGAAGTCTATTATGACAAAGCAGCTGGATTTAATATTGAAATAAACAAAGAACAATACAAAGTTATTAAAGAGTTCGATGTAGTTGTTATTTTATGAGGAAGTTAACTTCTAGTGATTTAAAAGAATTAGGTTTACTTAAACATTATAGAATAATACGTAAATGGGCTTGTAAGAATAATAATTTAAATGATGCAGATCTAGAGCTCTTAATTTATTTAGATGCTATAGATATGTTTACCAAAGATGATTTTAAGAAAGGTACGTACTCATTTAGTTGGGACAACAGGCGCTGGAACAGATTATTGAAACAAGGGTGGATCGTAGTGTGGAGAAAAAGAAACCACACCACTCAAAAATATCATATATATAAAGTTTCCTACAAGTGCAAACAACTAATAAGTCGGATGTACCGCATAATTTTAGGTGAAGAAGATATACCTAATAAGTTAAAACAAAATACTTACTCTAACAAAGTATTAAGCTTTTCTATAAAAGAAGTTAATAAAGATAAAAAAAGATAATATGGCTAGAATGAATCCAGTGTATATATCTGCACTTTCAAACCCACTACCTATACCTAGAAAAAATAAATTTTTAGATGAAAGAGATATTGATAAAAAAGGTCCTACAGCTGTTTTACCTAGTTTTACGAATCCATATCCTGTAGGTTCTATATCATATTTAATGTGGCAGAGTGTTTATGGTCAAGGAACTGCTGGGAGCTCGTCTAATGAGATAAATTCTATTCCAGAAAATATAGTTGATACAAGCGGGAATTCACCAGCACCAGTAAATACAGGTCCTCCACCTAGAGGAAAGGTTTTTGGAAGAGGTTATGATGAAGACGAAATTAACGAAAGTGAAGCCATAGGTGGTAGAGCTGTTTATTCAGGTGGTGGTAACGTAGGTGGAGTTATTGGTGGTGAAGATAAACTTCCTAAATATGCTCCATATAAAACTCTATCTGAATATGCACCACCACAAAATAGCTCTTTTGATGATACAATATACGATGAAGATAGTACTAATCCAGGTGGTCAAGTAAGTAATTCATTAGAAAACAACCCAGATGCGGCTAGTGGAACTAGCTCTGTAGTAAATGTGCCTAACTCAACAGCAACTGTGGGCTCAACTGGCGGTGGTTTAGTTCAAAGTGCTAGAAATTGGTGGAATTCAGATGATAGGTGGTGGAACAGTGACAAAAGATTAAAAACAAATATAAAATTAATAGGTAAGTCAGAGCAAGGTTATAATATATATTCATTTAGATTTATAAATCCTAGCTATGGTGAAGGAACTTATCAAGGCGTTATATCAAGCGAAATGCCAGATCAAGTAGTTTCTAAAAACGAAGATGGATACGATATGGTAGACTACAGTATGATAGATGTCGAGTTTAAAAAAATTGATGAATATTCAAGATTAACAAAAACAAACAATAAAAACATGGGAAAAATAATAGCAAAATCAGGTGTTGAATTAAATACTTCAGCTAGATGTAGACCTTCTAATAAAAGAATAATGACATCAAGAGATACGACTATAAAGTCAGATTTATCTGTTGATAACATTATGTATAAAGGCAACGCCAACCTTCTAGCTCAAAGATAGTGGGTACAGAAGACTTAAAGTTGTATTTGTTAAATGCATCTTCATTTGCTTTAGCTAGCTTAAATTGGATAGAGCCAGCTTTAGAAATATTACTTCTAGCTTTAACAATAGGCTATACTATTCATAAATGGATGTTATTACATAAGAAAAAATGAGATTAGTAAAAGAAATTATTATACATTGCTCCGCTACTAGAGAAGGTCAAGATATACCAGTTGAAACAATTAAAGACTGGCATATAAACTCTAGAGGGTGGAGTGACATTGGCTATCATTTCTACATCGAGTTAGATGGAACTATTAAAAAAGGTAGAAATATAGATCGTGTCGGAGCTCACTGCAAGGGACATAATCGTAATTCAATAGGTCTATGCTATTGTGGTGGCGTTGAAGCAGATGGTAAGACTCCGAAGGATACTAGAACAGAAACGCAAAAGCAGAGTTTACTTGCAGTACTTAAAACATTAAAAGCAATGTATCCAGAAGCTATTATATATTCACATAACGAGTTTGCAAATAAAGCATGTCCTAGCTTTGATGCAACTGAAGAATATAAAAATTTATGAAATCTAGAGGTTTAGGCGATAGTATAGAAAAGTTTACTAAAGCTACAGGTATAAAAAGACTAGCCGATAAAATACCCGGTGGCTGCGGGTGTGATCACCGTAAAGAGTGGTTTAATAAAAACTTTCCATATAACATGAATAAATAATAAGTTATGCCTAAGAAAAAAGATGATATAAGTATAGATCCTAAGAATAAAGGTAAATTTACAAAATGGGTTAAAAAAAATATGCCTGGTAAATCTACTTGCGATGGGGCTGATGCGGTAATGAAAAGCAAAAAGAAATATAAACCAGCTGTTGTTAAAATGGCTAACTATGCTAAAAACTTTGGTTGTAGCGTAGAAGGTAAAGGCAAAGGAGCTACTGCAATGAAAGAAGGTCCTATGGCTAATAAATTTATAGGTGAATTAACTGAAGCTAGAAAAGCAGGTAAAAAATCTTTTGTAGTAGACGGTAAAACTTATAAAGTAAAACAAGCTAAGTAATGTCTAAGAAAACATTTAAAGAAACTAAAATAGGAGCTTTTTTATCAAGCAAAGCGCCTAAGGTTTTAGCTGCTCTAGGAGATGTACTTCCTAATCAAGGAACGCTTGGTGTAGTAAAAAATCTTATATCAAGTGATAATAAGATTAAGGCAGTGGATAAAGAGCAAGCTATGAAACTCATAGAGCAAGATATAGCTGAAATGAAAGAAGTTTCTAGTAGATGGAAAGCAGATATGAAAAGTGATTCATGGCTATCTAAAAATACTAGACCTTTAGCTTTAGTATTCTTAACAGCTTCAGCTGTATTAATGATGGCTGTAGATTCTTTTCATTTACAGTTTGATGTTGACGAAGCTTGGATAAACTTATTAAAAACACTACTGGTAACAGTTTACGTAGCATACTTCGGAAGTCGTGGTGCTGAAAAAATTACAAAAATAAATAAATAAAATGAGAGGATTAAACGGAAACGAAGCAGCTCAACCAAGAGTGTTTGCTCATGATATGGTTCCTATAGCTATTGGAGCTATAAACCCACGTCAAGAAGGTACTGGAGCTTTAAACGAAAACATTGCTAATGGTCTTGAAATGACAGTTGCAGGAACAGGTCATGCAGTAGGTGATGTATTAACACTAAGTGCAGGTGCTGTCCCAGCTACAGTGGCTGCTAAAGTCAAAGTATTAGCCGTTAATAGCGGTGTTATAACTGCTTTTGCTTTAGAATTTAGTGGAACAGTAAACGCGCCTTACGGAGCTGGTTATGTTTTAGATGATTCTTTGGTGCAAGCTTCAAGCACTGGTTCTGGTATAGACTTTAGATGTACAGTAAAAAATATTGATTTACCTAATACTCACGAAAGAGGTTGTTGTCTTTATGCTGGTATAGCTATTGATACAGGTTTAGATTTAATACTAGAAAGTGGAGAGCTTTATAATACTACTTACACAGCAAGATTAAAAGGTATTACAGCTGGATCATTTTTACCAGTACTGGCTAAAAGAGTTGTAGCTGTTACTTTAGGATCAGGGTCATACGCTAGTGGAGATTTAATAGCTATATATTAAGATATGAGTATTAGTATTGGAACTCCAATCTTTGATTTAGCTAGTTTACCTGGAACATCAAGACCTGGAAGCGGTGGTGGTGGTAGTGTGGTAGATCCAGTTCCATTTATGTATAAAACAGAGGTTGCAAGTGGTGTTCAAACTGATACAGGTATTTTTAGAATTAAAAAAACTGGTGGTGATTTAACTATTGACTGGGGTGATGGAGCAACCACTACAATAACAGCAGCAACTAACCAAAACACTATTTTACATACTTATAATGATGGCACTAACACAGATGTTGAAAATCCTGTTGTTAAAATAGGAGCAGAAGGAGAAACAGGAACTTTAACAGAAATATACTATCAAGCTGGTGCTATAACCTTTGCTAGTGAATTATTAGAAATACAGCAATGGGGAACTAAACACTCATTTTTTAGTTTAAATTTTTCTAACGCAACACAAATGCAATTAACTGCTACTGATGCGTTAATTACTACTTCTTTAAATAGTACTTTTTTAAATTGCACAGCTTTTACTGGTAATTCATCAATGAATAGCTGGGATACAAGTAATGTTACAACCTTTAATGCGACTTTTCAAAATTGTTCCAACTTTAATCAAGATTTATACAATTGGGATGTAAGTAATGCAACAACTCATAGGAATATGTTTTATCAAAATACAAATTTTAACGGAAACATTAATGGATGGGCTTTTACAAGCTCAGCACTTATGAGTAATATGCTTTCTTTATCATCATCTTTTAACCAACCTGTAAATAATTGGGATTTAACAGGAGTTAAAAAAAATCTTTATAGAATTTTTTATGATGCAACGTCTTTTAGTCAAGATGTTAGCAGTTGGGATGTTTCTAAAGTGACAAGTTTTGATGCTTCTTTTGAAGGCTCAGCTATGAATAGTGATTTAAGCTCTTGGGTTTTAACAGGAGCAACAACTTTAACAAGGATGGTTTATGATAATACAAGTTTTAACCAAGACATTGGATCAATGACTTTAGGTTCAGATTTAACAAGCGTTTATAGAATGTTTCGCCAAACTAATGAGGGTACAGGAATGAGTAATTCTAATTGGACATTAACTATAGTTGGCTGGGCTAATCAAGTTTTTGATAATGATGGCCCTCAAAATGTTAATGGAAGTGAAATAGCAACAAATACAAATTTGCAATTTGATAATTCCGCAGATGGTGGAGCTAATTTTGAAGATGCTGGCGGGGCAAGAGATTATTTAGTTGAAGAGGCTGGATGGACTATAACAGGAGACACAAGAGTTTAAACAAATTAATTAAAATGAGCACAATAGGAACGGTAACGCAAGATACTTGGTTTATAGCGCATAATGCAGACTACTCAGTTATACATTATGGTTTTGTTTACAAAGATAAAGAACTAGATAGTGGACAACCAATTATTGAAGAATTTTATAATGAAGCCGCATGGCTTATAAGATTAGCTGAGTTAGGTATAGTACCTGATCCTCCCTTTGGCCCTGAAGAGTAAAAACTTACTTATACAAGTAAATATATAAGTAACAGATAAATAAACAATTAAATCAAATCAAATGAAAAATAAAATAACAAAAGAAGAACTTGAACAAGCTTCAAAACAGCAAGAAGATCTTCAAAAAGTAATATTGGATATTGGTGTAATTGAAACCAAGAAACATGCAATGCTACATAAAATAGCAGATATTAATACTGATATAGAAGAACTAAAAAAAGTTCTAGAAGAAAAGTATGGCCATGTTAATATAAATCTAGAAGACGGTACTTACACAGATGTAGAGGATGAAGAAGATAAGAAAGATTAGTATAGGAGCTGATTATAAAAATGAAGCTATGCATTACTCTTTAGGACAAGAAGTTTATGGCAAGCACATTATTAATGATATACTTTTTGATGACAAAGACTCTTCGTACAATATTTATATAATAAAAAATAACGAAGTATTACCTTGGAAAAAGTTTAATAGCAATATGGCTATATCTGTAGAATACGATCTTAGTTACTAATGAAAAGCTTATACCATTTTATTATAAAACCTTTAGATAAAAGATATGAAAATATTAAAAAGGTTGGTAATAAAGAATTAGTTATTAATTCGAGTATTGAAAATCACATTTTTGTAAGCAAAAGAGCTCTTGTAGTTTCTACTCCAGCAGCTTATGATACAAAAATAAAAGCTGGTGATGAAGTATATGTTCATCACAATATCTTACGTAGGTATTATGATCAAAAAGGTATGGAAAGAAATAGTGGTACATACTTTAAAAATGAATTGTACTTTTGTTCTCTTGAGCAAATATATATGTATAATTTAAAACCACATTTAAACTATTGTTTTATAAAGCCAATTAAAAACCAGAACATATTAGACAATATAAAAGAAAAACCTAATGTTGGTATAGTAAAATATTCTAATAATACCTTAGAAGCCGCAGGAATCGCTCCTGGAACACTTATTACGTTTACCCCAAACTCTGAATTTGAGTTTATTATAGATGGTGAACGACTCTATTGTATGAAATCAAATGATATAGCTTTAACCCATGAATATAAAGGAAACGAAAAAGAAAATAATCCAAGCTGGGCAGAAAGCAGTTGAAGAACTAATTAAAGTAGCAAAAGAAAAGATTGTAGACTCAGACGACGACGTAAGCGCTGATAGATTAAAAAATGCTGCTGCAACAAAAAAATTAGCAATATTTGATGCTTTTGAAATACTAACTCGTATACAAATAGAGGAAGATATTTTAAATGAAAAACCTAAAGACAAAATACAAAAAACTTTTAAAGGTTTTGCAGAAGGGAGAAGTAAATGACTTATCAACAAACACTTTGGGAAGAAGTTAAAGATATTGTTAACCCTAAGATATTAAAGAAACAAAATCGTTTCAAAAAATGGGAGTATGGTTATAACTCTGATTATGATTTTATAGTAATAAGTAAAACTGGACAAATTGGACAAATCATTGAAATACAAAATCTCAGGATTGCTTTACCAGCAACAAATGAACCGTTTAAACGAAGCGAAGTTAAAAAGGATCAAAGATGGGAAAAGCAAGAGTATCCAAAAGAATTAAGTAGGATTAAGTCTAGATTTGACTGGGAAGATTATGATACTGATTTTAAAGAAAAGTGGTACGATTATATAGATAAAGAATTTACAAGAAGAGATGAGGGTTATTGGTTTTACAACAAAGGTTTACCTACTTACATTACTGGTACTCATTACATGTACTTACAGTGGTCAAAGATCGACGTTGGGGCACCAGATTACAGAGAAGCAAATAGATTATTCTTTATATTTTGGGAAGCATGTAAAGCAGATAACAGATGTTACGGGATGTGCTACCTTAAAAACAGAAGGTCTGGATTTTCATTTATGTCATCAGCAGAGCTTGTCAACCAGGCGACGATATCTAGTGATGCCAGATTCGGTATATTATCTAAATCTGGATCAGATGCTAAAAAAATGTTTACAGACAAAGTCG